CTGAACTTGCCAAAACAAATGAAGTAGAAGTAATTCGTTATGCAAAAGTAGGATTAAGATATGCAACTATTGTGGACCGGAATAGACTTCGTGAGGAACTGGGACCAAAATTCATTGTTGCAATGGATATGATTATTGGTGCTGTTCAAAGTGGATTGGATAGCACTGAACCTTGGATCAAACGCAAGGCGATGGTGATGCATGGTGAATTAATTGACGAAATGGCAGAGAAGCAAAGATTCGTTGAAACTATCATAACAGAACAAAAACTACAAATGATAAAAGATTCCTATAAGAACATTGACGTTCTTGAAGCAGAAATTATAGAATTTGAAGAAAAGACCCATGGTATTTTTATAACTGAAGCACAAACCTTTTATCCTTTGATGGTGATATAATGAAAAAACCTGTTATAACAGAAGGACACACTGATATAGAAATTGGTTATTTCGCAGGTCTGTTTGACGGTGAAGGAAGTATAGGTATTAAAAAAACTAAACAAGAAGATATTTATTATTATGGTTTGCGTATTGCAATAAAAATGTTGCACCAAGAGACAGTTTTTTCGATATTTAAATGTTTTGGTGGAGGTTTTGGTACTTATAAAAAAGAAAATGGATATCACCCAGAGGATGGAAAGTATATGAGTTCCTGGTATTGTAATGGTGCTGATGCTAATGAGATACTTAAATTAATTACTCCTCACCTTTGTGAGAAAAAAGAACAGGCGGAGTTGGCACTTGATTACATAAAAACTTTTGGTTGTGGAAAAGCGGGACCCCATAGAACTGAAATAGATAAACAAATGCAAGAATTGTATTATCTAATGATGAGACAGTTAAAAGTAGAAAATAAAAATACTTCTGACAAAATTGATGATATTGATGATGATGAAGAGTAATATTACTGCCGAAATAAAAGAACTAAGAGAAAAGTACAAAAATAGTTCTTATCTTTTAGCCAAAGACCTTTTGGGTTTTAAAGACCTAACTATAGATTTCCATTACAAGAATGTGTGTAAACTCTTAGATCAACCAAGAAAAAAGTTAATCAGGTTATGGTTGCTTCCACGTGGATTTTTAAAGACTACATTAATTACTATCACTCAAGCCATTTCATTACAAATAAATAATCCATCAATAAGAGTTGCTATCATATCCTCGGTACTTGCTAATGCAAGTGATATGGTAACAGCCATAGGATTCCCATATTTGACAAATGAGAAATTTAGAATGTTATTTCCCGAATGGTGTCCAAAGAAAATGGGAATGCCAGAAACCACTTGGACCCAAACGGAAATACATGTTCCAAATCGTGGAGGGAGACCAGTATTAGAAGGAACGTTTGAAGCGTTTGGTGCAGATTCTACTACAACTTCAAGACATTTTGATCACCTTATAATTGATGACTTAGTAACAAGAGAAAACACAACCACTCGCGATCAGATGAATAAAGTAAGGGAGATGTGGAGGTCAATCTTCCCATTAAGAGATAATCCACAAACACCCATTGATGTTATTGGTACACGTTGGGATGATTATGATTTGTATGGTGATTTAGAAAAAGATCCAGACATTGAGGTAATAAAGTTTGCTGCCTACGCGACTGAGGATGGTGTTAAAATTCCCTTTTGGCCTGAACGTTATCCTATTGATGAATTAATGAAGATTAAGTCGGGACCAAAAACTGGTAGTTATTTATTCTCATGTTTATATATGAATGATCCCATACCTCAAGAAGATGCTGTTTTCAAAAAGTCGTACTTCAAATATTTCCGTTATAATCCTGGTAACAATACAGTCGAAAGAGAAGATGGACAAGTTATTCCCATTGGGAATACATACATGGCTATTGATGGTGCAACAGAAGAAGGGAAGAATGATTATAGTGCGATGGTTCCAGGGTTTCAAGATTACAAAGAAAATGTTTATATATTAGATACAAGTTGATCCTGCGGCATTTCTTGATGATATAAAAGAAATGTTTATGTATTGGAAATGTTTGAAATATGGTGCACAAAAAGCTCTTGTCGAAAAGATGTTAAAGTCTTTCTTGAAAAAGAAACAACGAGATGAAAAGTTTTATATGTCATGTGAGGAGTTGGGAAGTAATACAAGACTCAATAAAGAATTTGTAATAAAACAGATGCAGCCATGGTACGAAGGTGGCTATGTTTGGCATAATATAAAATTAAAAGATGGAGAATTGGAAGAGCAATTAATCAGATTTCCGAGAGCGAGGAACGATGATGTTATTGATGCTGAACAAATGCTTTTTGAAATTCTTAAACCATCGTCAAAAGTGGTTGATATTAGAGATTACGATAGGAATGCTTTACACCTTTGGAAGAAAAGATTGCAGCGTGCTCTTGGTAAATTTCCGAGTGATTCCGAGTATGGTGAAGTCAACGCATACACATATTAAGAAAGATTAAAAAATGGCAAGGGATAAAACAAAAAAAACTTCTCAATCCGAAAAAGACCTGCAAGAAATTATTGTATGGCGGGATCGGATCGAACGTGGGAAAAAGTTGCGTGCTCGAAAAATTAAAGAGGCGAAAAAATATATTAGTTATTACAAAGGTAATCAATGGGATCAAAACAGTGCATGGAAAGAAAAACCTGTTGTTAATCTTATCTTTGCGACAATAAAATCTCAGTTACCATTTCTATACTTTCAAAATCCAAAATGGTATGTAACACCTAAATCTGGACATGAGGAAGATAAAGAGAAGATCAAGGAAAATGCCAAAACTGCTGAAATTTATTTGAATTATTACACAAATGAAAACTTGAGAATAACACTAAAGAGACAGACTCGTCTTGCTATTCTTGATGCATTCTTTATTTTTGGTTGTTTAAAGACTGGATATGTTCCCCATATGGTTATTAATGAGAATTATGGGAAACCAAAAATCCTTGGGTATGAAGATGAAAAGACACCTATTTATGATGTAGATGATAAAGGTAATGTTCAGGTCGATGAAAAAGAAGAAATAACATTGAATGAGAAATTTGTTTCAAGAAGAGTTTCTCCTGCATCTTTGATTTTTGATACAGAGTGCCCTAACTATTTTGATGATGGTAGATATATTATTGAAGAAATATCATTACCACTTCAGGATATTAAAAATGACAAGAAGTATGAAAATACATCTGACTTAGAACCTTCATATATGGTTAAACGTGGATTGGGTCTTTCCGATCAAGAAATGGGAAAGAGTGACTATAATGAACTTCAAGAAGATTTGAAGAGAACCACTATCTATGAAATATGGGATATTGAACATGATAAATTAAAAGTAATTGCAGAAGATCATGATAAGTGGTTAAGAAATGATGAGACACCAGCGGGTGTGGAATGTCATCCTTATACTTTCTTGCAGTATAATGACATACCAGATGAGATTTATCCTTTGTCAGACATTAGGACTCTTTTGTCTCCACAAGATGAATACAATAAATCTCGTGCTATGGTTATAATGCACGCAAAAAGATATGGGAGAAAGTATGGATATATCGAAGGGATGATTGATGAGGATGAACTCGCAAAACTTGAAGCAGGTGAAGATGGAACTTTATTTAAAGTTAAAGATTTGCCACTTGATAAAGTAATTGGTGTTCTTGCAGATGCCCCGTTGGATACTTCTGTTTATACAAATCTTGAACAAGCAAGAGGAGATTTTGACAGACTTGCGGTTACAAATGAAGCTGATCGGGGAGTTATTGAAAGAAGAAAAACAGCATATGAAGCAAGTAAAGTTTATGGTTCATCTGATTTGCGGAAGGAAGATAGACGTGGATTAATAGAAGATTTTATGGCAGAAACTGGCGATAAGTTATTGCAATCAATGCAAGCCAATTTGTCTCCACAAGAGGCAGTTCCTATTGCTGGGAAGAAACGTGCACTTAGTTGGATGACCATTGATAAGACCAATATTGATGGACAATTTAATGTTAAAGTAGAAATTGGTAGCATGACTGCAAAACTCCCTGAAACTGAAAGAGGAGAGTTTGTAGGATTTATGCAAAGTTTATCACAATTTCCTCCAGAATTACTTCAAAGGAAAGTGAACTTTGATGCATTACTTGAAGCTGTTCCATCTATGTTCCCGGCACTTGAAGATTTAACCTTACTTAATACTCCTGAACAACAGAAACAAATTGAACAGCAACAGGCAAAGGAAAAACAGATACAATTTATGTTAGAATTAGCAAAAATGCGCGGAGGTTCTCTAAACTTGCCTTCTGGTGGAGAAAGCACTCCAGCAAAGAGAGGAGGAAAAAATGCCCCTATATGAGTATCTTTGCGAAAGTTGTGGAAAAGTTCACGGTGAACTTTGTAAAGTTAGTGAATGGGAGGAGATAAAGGAATGTCCTTTTTGTAATGGAAATTCAAAACAGATTATATCTTCAGTAAATATTAGTTCTTTTAAATCACAAACTATCGGTGCTACGCTTACCGATAAAGATGGCAACGATGTTAACCAATATGTTAGAAATAAAGGGGAATTAACTGATGCGATAAATCGCTACAATGATACTGAACGAGCAAGCAAAACTGGAAAGGTTGCGGTGTTGGAGTAATGGATATAAATAGTTCATTTATTATTGCCAAAGACGTGGTTCTCGTTTTACTTGGTGGCATTATTACTGTTTATATTCCACGTTATTTTAGTAAAAGAGAAAAGAAAGATGATGAAATTTGGAAAAGGATCAATACTCATGGACATACGATTGAGTGTGATAATAGGAGTTGTAAACCAAAAACTGGTGATGTTATAATTACGGAGAAATAAATGAACACTTTTTCGGCAATATCCAGAGAACGCTTGGAGTCGTGCGATGAAAGATTACAGATTGTTTTCAAAGAAGTCATTAAGTATTTTAATTGCACGATTCTTGAAGGCCACAGGAGTGAGGCTTTGCAACATCTCTACTTCACTCAGCGTAAGAGCAAACTTGACTGGCCAAACGGGGAGCACAATAAAATACCATCGAAGGCGGTAGATGCAATGCCTTATCCGGTGGACTGGAGAGATATCAATCGTCTTTGTTACTTTGCTGGCTTTGTAGTTGGTATCGCAGCACATATGAGGATCAAAATTAGATGGGGTAAAGATTGGGACAACGACCGTGATCTTAATGATCAGACCTTTAATGATGGACCACACTATGA